TCACCTGACCCTCCTTGCGGTAGGTCAGGTGTTGCAACGATCACTAGAACCCGCCCATGCTGGGATAGCACGACAGGGGGGGTAAACACCGACACTCTCTCGCGAATTCGAATCTCGCCCAAGCCACCAACACAGTTCGGCAAGGAGCGTCGTATGGCACATCCCATTAACGTCGATATCGACGAGCAATGGATTCGCGACCGGTTCGCGAACATGCTCATCGACATGGCAGAGGAACTCAGCCCCGGGATACGCTTAGGACGCGCCGGCCGCCGCACGGGACATGTGGATGGTGGGTGCCGCCTAGTCTCGGTATGTCGGGATTCGATCACCCGGCCGGCCAATTCGGAAACAGGGTCTCAAAGGTCTTGTCCGGATTGATATATCGCCGCACTATATCGGATACCATATGCTTCACTTCGGTTTCGTCGGCAATGCCATAAAAACAATGGCACATTTCCTCGATCACCGAAAGAATCGGCGCGCTGTCAGAACCGGGATATAGTTGTCGCCACAACCCCACACGGAAGACAAGAACCGACTTCGTGACGCCCAAGGCGTTCTCGTCGTACGTCAGAGAAAGCCCTGAACCCGGGATAAACACCAAAAGAGCCGAATTCCGTATCAGAGGCGGCCGTCTGTCGAACTCCTTTGCCATTGCATCAAGTGCGACGTTGATGGCGTCGCATTCATGCGGCAGAAGTTCGATCGTGGATCGCATGTCGATCCTCTCGGCAAGACGCCCGGGTATTTTTATCCCGTACATATCGATACCTCCGCGGACAAGCATGTTACTCCTCGCTTTCGTCCTCATGGTGTTTGCGTGGCCTGCCTCCCCCGACGCCGCGGCCGGGCCGGTTGGCGTTCCATTCATCGATGGTTTCGGGAAGCCAGCCGCGCGTGCGGCCAATCATTGCGTCGGGCTCCGGGAGTTTGAGGTTGAGCAGTCCGCCGCTGGTGATGCCGAGACGTTCGGCGACCTGCTTGACGCCGAGATATTCAGTCGCCATTGTCGCCGTCCTTGCCGTTGATGATTCCGGCCGCGAGACCCATGATTCCGGCCGCGAGACCGAAGCCGCCCGATACTATCGGACTGCTGGACAGTGCGCCGCCCAAGGCCACGGCCCCGAACACCACGGCGACGATTCCGAAGATTAGGGATGTTCTCATGATGCGCTCTCCGATGAGATAGGATTGGTGGAGAGGTTCCGGCTACTACGATTAGCCGGAACCCGTTTTACTTCTTGTGCTTCGGTCTTCGTCTGATTGCGATGATGATAGCTATCACGGCGAGGATGTTGGCGATGATGCCGTTGGTGACATCGAACCAATCCTTTGGATTCATCGGATACCTCCTTTCTGCTGATATATCTATAGTAACACAACTACTATAGATACGCAAGACGGGAAGAACAAAACACGCCGAAAACTCCCGATAGTCCAACCCCTCGCTAGTCCAACCGGCAGAGGCAGCCGATTCAAGCCCGGCACAGTCTCGGTTCGAATCCGAGGCGAGGGACTCCGGCCATAATGACCCAACAGCAGAGGTGCCCCCATGCAACGGGGAACAAGTGCGGGATCGAATCTCGCCCAAGCCACCAAACACGTCCCACACATCGGAGAACATCATGCATAAAAACGAAAAAGACGTGGATACGCGAATCGAAAAGCTCGAAACACGCATCCACGTCTTGGAAATGCAGGTCATACAACTGAAAAAAGAACTGACCTGCGACCGTCACTGAATGTCGATATCATCATCCAACCCGACACGGGATGTCAACGAATCCCCGGCTTCACCCGGAGTCGAACCGACCCATATCGTCGAATCCTGCTGTGACAGCGTGAACTCGAAATGCTCAAGCACCCCAACGACATGACTTCTGCCTGGCCCGTCGTAGGAAACCTCGCGTCCGAGATCCGCATAAACCAGATCACGAATCTTCTTCTTCATATTCACCTCCTTAGGTAGTGGATGTATATGAAATCCTAGTTACCGTCCCCTTATTGCAAATTCCATAGCCTCGAGGTGATCGCAATGCCCAGCCAGCCGACAATCAACCTTCAAATCACAGACGCCCAGGGGCATGTGCTCGGCGAAATCGAGTACCTCACCGTACCGACGCGCACCACCCCCGACGGGCACATCATCGTGGACGACCTCACACCCGTCATCACGGCCTCCGCCCAAGCCTTTACCGACACATGGCAACGCCTCTGCGAGGGCACACCATGAGCCGCAACGGATACAATCCACGACAACGCAACGGGCACAGGCGCAGGCAGAACAGGGCGCGGGTCAAAGCCGCCAACACATGCTGCTACATTTGCGGCAGACCAATCGACTACACACTGAAGTCACCTGACCCGTGGAGCTACGTGCTCGACGAAACAATCCCAATCGCACGAGGCGGCACGCTCACCTACAACAACAGCGGAGCCGCACACCGATGGTGCAACCAAATCAAAGGCGTTCATTCGCTCGAATGGGCTCGCAAAGAGGTAGCCAACATCCTCAACGGCAAAGGCAGGAACATGCAAGCGCGACCTACATCGATCCCGTTCACGCGGCTCGACGTGTGAACCAGGGCAGACCATCCTCCCGTCCCGTTGCGGTACCCCCCGGCGCATAGAGCCGATATCTCCCCACGGTTTCGGTAACGGTAACGCGTTACGGCATCGGCAACGATTTTTAGGAGGCGTTATGGCGAGGATTTGCACGGTGTGCGGCTCCCCGCTGCCCAAGGACGCGCGAGAGGGTGCCGAATACTGTTCTTCGAAATGCAAGCAGAAGGCGTACCGGCAGAGGAAGGCCGGCAACAGGCCTATTGAACCAAAACCGAAGGAGAAAGCGAAGCCCGCGCCTTTGCCGACGAACCGTGAGCTCGAGCGGATGATGGACGAGCCGATGGAAGATGTGCTGCGCCACACGCGCGACGTGCTGAAGAAGGCGTTGGACGATCCCGACACCCGCACATCCGATCTGCCGGCGTTATCCCGACAGTACATCACGGTATGCCGTGAGCTTGAAGCCCAGTCCGGCGGCAATGACCTGTTCGGCGACGAGTCCGTGGAATCAAGCGAGGTGGATGATGTCGGAGCGTCGATTGTCTGAGCTCGCCCGAGTGCTTTCCCAGCCGTCAGGCATCGTCTCCAGCGATTTCCCGAAATTGCGGCGTGCGGCCACGCGCATGGGCATCACCTACGACCTATGGCAGCAGGGACTGCTGTATCTCATGCTCGGCAAGCGTGAGAACGGCCTGTATGCGTGCGGCGAGGGCGGCACTGTCATATCGATATGCCGTCAGGTGGGCAAGACGTTCACCATCGGCTCCGCCGTGTTCCTCCTGTGCGCCATGCAACCCAACCTCAAGGTGCTGTGGACCGCGCACCGCACCAGAACCTCCGATGAGACGTTCCAGTCGATGTGCGGCTTCGCACAAAACAAATTGATGGCCGGGCGTGTGGAGCATATCCGGCGTGCGAACGGCCAGCAGGAGATAGCGTTTCGCAATGGCAGCCGTATCATGTTCGGAGCCCGCGAGCAGGGCTTCGGCCGCGGCTTCGACGCGGTGGACGTGGAGATCTTCGACGAGGCGCAGATCCTCACCGTCAAGGCGTTGAACGACATGATCCCGGCCACGAACGTGAGCCCTAATCCGCTGATCGTGTTCATGGGCACTCCCCCGCAGCCCGGCGACCCGTTGGAAACATTCGCCGACAAAAGGCGTGACGGGCTCAAACACACGGACGGCATGCTGTACGTGGAATTCAGCGCCGACCCCGACTGCGATCCCGACGACCGCGAACAGTGGGCGAAGGCGAACCCGAGTTTCCCGAAGCGCACGTCCGAGACCGCTATCCTGCGCATGCGCAAGCTGCTCGGCGACGATGACAGCTTCCGCCGCGAGGGTTTGGGCATCTGGGATGCGGAAAACAGCATTTCGGCCATAGACCCGCAGCAGTGGGAGGCCGGCAACATCGAGCAGCCGGACTTGGACGGCCGGCTCGCGTTCGGTTTGGATATGCCGCCCGACCGCAGCGCGTTGGCCGTCGGCATGGCCGTGCGCCACGATGACGGCACCGCGCTCATCAATCTGCAGGAATACCGTGACGCGAAACAGTCGGGTACCGCGTGGGCGGTGGACTGGCTGGCGGAACGCTGGCATAAAACATCTGCGGTGGTCATCGATGCGCAGTCGCCGGCCATGAGCCTTTTGCCCGACCTGCAGAAACGACACATCAAAGTGATCGTCACCCAGTCACGTGACCTGGGTGCCGCGACCGGAAGGGTGCTCGACATGATCCACGCCGGAACCCTGCAGCATTTGGACGCGGAGCACCAGCCGCAACTGTCCATGGCCGCGCATGGCGTCACGTTGCGTGACATCGGCCCCAACGGGCTGAAGGCGTGGAACAAGAAAGGCTCCGACATCGACATTTCGCCGTTGCAGGCATGCACGGTCGCATTGCACGGGGCATTCGTCAGCAAACGCAAACCGGGCAGGAAGCAGAGGGTGATGGTCTGATGGTCAGCAGTGAAATCGTGACCGCCGCAGGCGGCAAACCGTTCCTCGCCAGCGAATCCCTTCCCTCCATTCGAGCTATAAAAGGCATCGATGAGGCTGATTGGGACATCATCGAGCGTCTGCTGCGGGTGTGGTTGCAGAAGCAGAACGGCAATATTCTCCGCTCGCTTTACTATTCGGCGCACGAACGGGTCAAGGATTTCGGCATCGGCATTCCCGACAAGATCAGGTCGAACGTGTCCGTGATGATTGGCTGGCCGGCCAAGGCCGTGCGCATGCTCGCCGACCTGAGCGCGTTCGAGGGCTTCAGCGTCGACGGAGGCTCTGATGAGGGCTTGGCTGCCGACGTGTCCGGCGTGTTCGAGTCGAACGCCCTGGACACCGTCGTCTCGCAGGCGGTGGTGAGCGCCTACACGCATTCATGCGCGTTCCTCACCATCAGCCGCACCATTGGCGGGGTGACCATCATTCCCCGTTCGGCGGATTGGTCGGCGGCCATATGGGATTCGGTCAACAACCGGATCGGATACGCGCTGACCATCACCGACGCCGACGAGCATGGCGTCATCACCGGTTTCAACGTGTGGCTGCCGAACCGCGTCTACGTGTGCTCGAACAGTATGGGCAAGTGGTCCGCGGAACGCCAGGATACGAATTACGGCAGGCCCACGGTGGTCTCCCTGTGCTACGACCCGCAATTGAACCGACCGTTCGGCCGTTCGCGCATCACGCGCCCGTTGATGTCCCTGACCGATATCGGCGTGCGCACCATGCTTCGAATGGAGGCGAACGCCGAATTCTATGCGGCCCCGAAACTCTGGTTCCTCGGAGCCGACCGCGACGCCTTCAGTGAAAACACGTGGAAGAGCCTGATAAGCGCCATCAACGCGATCAGCAAGGACGAGGACGGCGACGTGCCCACCCTGCAGCAGGTGCAACAGGCCTCGATGCAACCGCATTCGGACATGCTCAAGACCATCGCCATGCTGGTGGCCTCCGAGACGAACGTGCCCGTCAACGATCTGGGCATCACGATGGACAATCCCGCATCCGCCGAGGCCATGGCCGCCGCGGAACGCAAGCTCAGCCGCGAGGCTGACCGTCAGAACCGGCTGTTCTCCCGCGCCCTGAAGGACGCGGTGGGCATGGCGCTGGACTTGGATTCCACCGAGCTCGCGCGCATCACCCCGGTATGGGCACCGACCCGCGAGGTGTCGGACGCGGCCCGCGCCGACTCGTTCTCGAAGATAGCCGGCGTGCAGCCGGCGTTCGCCGAATCCGAGGTCGGCTGGCGGTACGCCGGATTCCCCCAAAGCGATGTGACACAGATCATGAATGCCGTCAATGCGAACAAGGCCGGCAGCGTGCTCGACCGATTGGTGAACGGAGGCGTCGATGACAGACAGCAGCAGCCGAACGCCCAGCCGCAACCAAGTGGACAAACTCAGCCAAGCGAACCAGTCGGTGGTGGCCCAGGCTCAGAGCGAGCTTGACAAGGTGTTCGAGACCGTCATCAACATGTATGACGATCCCGCCGACCAGCGCGACGCCCTGCTGGAGCTCGTGCCCGCCATAGCCCGCAAATACGGCAACATCGACAGCGTGGCCGCCGCCGAATGGTATGAGAAGGTGCGCCACAAGTGGATCATAGACGACGACTACACGGTAGACAGCCGCTACGACCCGGATGATGTGCCGATGAGGAAGACGGTGCGTCGTCTCGCCGGCCACCTTTGGGACGACGAAAAAAACGGCCGCGGCCCCGATTACGACACCGCGAAACGCGGGCTGCACGCCAGCATGGACAGCTGGGTAAAGGCCGGTGGTCGCGAGACCATCATGCGCGCCTCCAAACACGACCCGTCGAAGCCCCGGTACGCACGAGTACCGTCCGGTGCGAAGACGTGCGCGTTCTGCGCCATGCTCGCCTCCCGTGGCTTTGTTTACGCTAGCGAGGACAAGGCCGGGGCGCTCGGCCAATATCATAAGGATTGCGACTGCGAGATCATTCCGAGCTGGGACAGGAAGAACCCCAAAATCGAGGGCTACGACCCGGACGGGCTGTACAGGGAGTATCTCGAGGCCCGTGATTCCATGGAATCCGAACAGCCCACGCTCAAGGAAATCCTCACGGCCATGAAATCCCAGCCCGGCCGGTACAACGACTCGTTTGCGCCGTACAAAATCAGTGTCGCCAAGGAGTCGGATTTTGCCGCGACCATAGGTTCGCGGCATGTTTCGGTGTTGAACAAGCTGCTTAACGATTCCAAGCATCACGACACGGCCGAGCTCTTCTCCAGAGGCACGAACGAGTACAGGATACTCGACACGAAACTGCCCAATGACACCGAAGCCCATTTCAGTCCCTCGGATGGCGGCATATATCTGAATCTCGCCGCCGTAGGAAAACACCAGCCGGGCCACCCGCCATACAACACCCTTGTCCATGAATGCTCCCACATGCTGGATTGGATACTTGGCGACGATAAGGCCCAGATGTATTTCTCCGCGCTGTCACGCGAAGGGCAGTCCTTCGCCCTCATGCTCAGCACCGATGCGCGCCAAGCCTTCAACGAGCGTCTGGCGAAAGTCCAGGGAGGCAGCCTCAAGGCCAGACGAGAGGCCGCACTTGGGCAACTCTATATGGACGTCGCCGCGGACCTCGGAAAGAAAGGGGACCACTCCATCCACGACATGTTCCAGGCCGGCCTTGGAAGCCAAGGAGACGACTACGCCTATCTGCTTTCCCGTTTCGGGCACAGAAAAGGGTATTTCCAATCCAGCGGGAACCAGGAGGCCGAAGCGTTCGCCGAGATGATGGCGGCGCAGATAACCGATGAGCATTCATGGGAGATAATGGAGAAGTATTTCCCCAACGCCACGAAAATGTTCAACGGGATGGTCAAGGAGGCGCTGAATGGCAAAGCCCTGGAGTGACGAAGTCGATGCGCTGCTCGACGAGTACGCCCGCAGATTCCACGATATCTATTTTCACTTCGGCGAAACATATCCGGACGATGACGAAAAGCTGAAAGCCGATATCCAGCATTGGCTCGATATCGGCAAACCGCGCCCATGGACGGATTTCCCCGGAGACGTTCTCATTTAAGCGAGAGCGACATTTTTTTGTAACCACCCGCACAGGTGGTTTTTTTATGCCCGAAAAGGGCCCGTCAACCCATAAGGAGAACAATCATGGCCGAAAACCAACAGTCCGGACAGGAGCCGAACGGCGAATCGCAGGACATCGACTACAAGGCCAAATACGAGGAGGCCATCGCCCATTCACGCGAGTGGGAGAAGCGTGCCAAGGCCAACAAGACCGCCGCCGACGAGCTGGAACAGCTCAAGCAGTCGCAGATGAGCGACGCGGAGAAGGCCGCCGCCAAGACCGCGAAGCTCCAGAAGGAGCTCGAAGAGCTCAAGGCGGAGAAGCAGTCGAACGCATGGCGTTCGCAGGTCGCCTCCGAAACCGGACTGCCCGCGAACCTCATCACCGGCTCCACGTTGGAGGAGATGCAGGCCAACGCGAAGTCCATCAGCGAATACGTGGCCGCTCAGACCGGCAGGAAGCTCCCCGAGGTCAAGAACCCCGGCAAGCAGCCGGACGTGGCGCCGAACGACCTGCTGCAGTTCGCCTCCAACGTGTTCTCCAACTAGCAACCAACCATTTCACAGTAAGGAGCCAATATCATGGCTATTTTCGGTGCAGGCGGCATCGCCGCCATGCCCAACCAGATCGCGGACGGCATCGTCGACCAGGTGCAGTCCGGCAGCGCCGTAGGCGTGCTTTCCCAGCAGAAGGCGATGCGCTTCGGCGAGACCAGCATCGTCACGTTCGAGAACCGTCCGAAGGCGGAGTTCGTGGACGAGGGCGTGCAGAAGTCCAGCACCACCGGCTCGTTCGGAGTGGTCAAGACCGCACCCCACAAGACGCAGGTCACCATGCGCTTCAACCAGGAGGTGCAGTGGGCCGACTCCGACTACCAGCTCGACGTCATCAACAAGCTCGCCTCCGAGGGTGCCAAGGCGCTTTCCCGCGCGCTCGACCTCGGCCTGTTCTACCGCCTCAACCCGCTGACCGGCAAGCCTATCAAGGCTTGGACGAACTACCTGAACAAGACGACCAAGCGCGTGGCCCGCACCGCCAGTCCGGACACCGACATCGAGACCGCCATCGGTCTGATCCTCAACGACAAGGAAGGATGGGACGTAAACGGCATCGCCATGAGCCGCTCCTACGCCTTCAACCTCGCCACCCTGAAGGACACGCAGAAGCGCCCGCTCTACCCGGAGCTGGGCTACGGCGTGAACATGAACTCGTTCAAGGGCATTCCCGCATCGGTGACCACCACCGTCAATGCCCCGGAGTTCGTCGCGCCCGCGAGCGGAGATGACTACACGGTGCCGAAGGTCGGCGCGATCGTCGGCGACTGGAAGAACGGCATCTATTGGGGCGTGCAGCGCAATCTGCCGTTGGAGACCATCACCTACGGCGATCCGGACGGGCAGGGCGACCTGCGCCGCAACAACCAGATCGCGCTCCGACTGGAGATCGTCTACGCCTGGTACGTGTTCACCGACCGCTTCGCTGTGGTCGAGGGCGACGCACCCACCAGCAAGGCGGCCAAGCGATGAGCCAGGCAGTCGAATTCCACCACCTGACCTCAGGGGTGGCGAACACCGCCCGCCAGGCGGTCATCGAAACCCAGTTCGTCGACGATAAGGGCAAACCCATCGACCTCAATGGCGGTTCTTCCACCCCATCTGCTGGCAGCGTCACGCCGGCCAGCCTCGGCGGCTATTCCTCCGGCACCGGTCACGGCAAGGTCGTGCAGGTCAAGGCCGATGGCAGCGGCTTCGACTTCGTCGCCCCGGTCACGGCCCCGACCGCCGACACGCTTACCGGTGCCACGGATATGGGCAAGCGTGTGCTCAAGGCGACTGACGCTGCGGCGGCGCGCGAGGCCATCGGTGCCGGCACCAGCTCGTTCAGCGGCTCGTACGACGATTTGACGAACAAGCCGGCGCCTGCCGCCTACACGCTGCCCGCCGCGACCGCTGCGGCGTTGGGTGGCGTCAAGCAGGGTGCGGCCGTACCGGACCTCGCCGCCGACGCGAATACGACGACCGCGAACGCCAAGATCAACGCGCTGCTCGCCCAACTGCGTGCGGCCGGTGTGATCGCGCCCTAAGGGAGGTGCGCTCATGGCCGATGACGCTGATCCGGGCATGAACGTGCCCGCTCCCCCGTTCGCCAGCGCCGATGATCTCGCCTCCCGTTGGCATGAGCTCACCGACGCCGAACGGGCCAAGGCGGAGACGATGCTGGCCGACGCGAGCGACAAGATCATCACCGACTGCCCCAATTGGGCTCAGGCCTCGGAGACCACGCTGCGGCGTATCTGCTGCGCGATGGTCAAAAGGGCCATGCTCAACGAGGACGTCGCCGGGGTCACCCAATCCACGCAGACCGCGAACGGTTTCACCGAGGCCAACAGCTACAGCAACCCTGACGGGGATCTGTATCTGACGAAATCGGAGAAACGCTCGCTGGGCTGCGGCGTGCAACGCATGTGGAGCATCGACCTGTCCGACGGGAGCGTGAACCCATGAGACTGCATGGCGAAACCATCACCGTCACATGGCGCGTGCCGACCGGCGAGGTGGATGGGGGCAACAAGCCCGTCTGCAGGACGGAAACGGAGACCATCGACGACGTGCTGGTCAAGCCCGGAGCCGACGAGAACGCCGCCGACTCCACACGGCCGGCCGGTATCACCGCCGCGTTGACGATCGCAATACCGAGGGTCTGGACGTACCGGAGCCTCAGGAATGCGCTGGCCACCATACGCGGCCACGACTATCGGGTGATAGGCGACCCATTGCCGGTCGACGGCGGGATTACCCCCACCCGGTGGAATTTGAGCGTCGAACTGACGGATACGGAGGGATGACGCATGTCAAGCAACGTGAAACTGAACCTGCCGGCGTTCACCGCGTTCCGCCAGTCGCCGCACGTGATCGGTGCCGTCAACGCGGAGGCCGAACGGGTCGCGGCGAGGGCGAACGCGCTCGGCCACAACTCGCATGGCGGCAAACCCCAGTACGGGGTGCTGCCGGCGATCCCGTCGAACGTGGGCACCATCGCCCTCGTGCAGGCCGAGAACCATCAGGCGTTTGTCGACAACTCGGCCCACAACACGTTGGCCAAGGCTTTGGGAGGTGGCGGCTGATGGCGGTCAACGCGGAAAAACTCGTCATGGACTGGATCAACGCCGACCCGACGATCAAGGCCGAATATCCGGCCAGTTTCGACGTGCCCGCCGAATCATCGGCCACGCATCCCATTCCGTTCGTCACGGTCGAGCAGGTTGGCGGCACGGACGAACGGTTCCGTTCGCTGCCGCTTATTGCGGTGCAGGTGTGGGGCGAGTCGCGCTGGCTGGCCTCCGAGGCCGCCTCCAAGCTCATCCTCCCCCGGTTGAAACGTATCACGGAACTGCCCGAGGTCGCCGACATCGACGTCACGGGCAGGACGCATTTCCCTATGCCGGACGGACGACCCCGTTACCAGATACTCATTCAGCTCGTCGTCAAATCGGACGACATATAGAAAGGTTTTGAATCATGGCTGCATCCACAGTCAACGACAGCACGATGGTGTCGTTGGGAAAGTTCAAGGTCGGCGGCTACGCCTACTGGGCACCAGCCGGCACCGCATTGCCGACCAATGCCAGCACCGCATTGTCGAGCGCCTTCAAACTGCTCGGCTACCTGTCGGAGGATGGTCTGACCATCACGACCGACACGGACACCACCGAGGTAAAGGACGCGAACGGGCAGACCGTCATGAAGGTCATCACCAGCTACGCGGAATCCTACCAGTTCTCCATGTTGGAGGTATTGCGCGTCGAGGCCGCGAAACTGCGCTACAACGAGGACGCGGTCACTGGCAGCGACAAGAGCATGACCATCAAGCACCAGATGCCCTCCGACAATGGCTTCGTGCTCGTGTTCGAGATCGCGATGACCGGCAATGTGAAGGACCGCCTCGTGATCGGCAACGGCACGCGCGCCGAGTTCGGCGACCGACAGGTGCATGCGGGCGACGCTCAGGTGTACGACGTCACCGTGTCCGCAAACGACATGGGCAACGGGGTCACCGCCATCGAATACATCGGCGTCGCGGCCAGCGCGTCCGAGAGCAGTGTCAACGCCGAGGCCCTGACCGGCAAGGTCGTGGACCAGGTCAACGCCGAGGAGACCGCCGAACCCGCCGAGGAGACGCCGGCCGCCGAGTAACGGTTCTTCCCGCGTCGCGCTTCACTCGACTTCACGCGACGCGGGCCCCCATGATTTTTGAAGTCGGTTCATTTTTGGAGAAGTCATGTCACGAAAAAGCAACCGCAACCGCAACCGCAATACAAACCATCCGGCTGTGCCACAGGATCACAGGCCCGCGCAGGACAAGCCGCGTACCATCACCGTCAAGGGCGTGGACCTGACCATCGACCCCCGGTCGTTGGACGACTGGGAGCTCATGGAATCCCTCTACGACCTGCAGTCCGACCCGCAGAACAACGCATTGAGCATCGTGCCGTTCATGCGCCGTTTCTTCGGCGACGACTACCAGCGAGTCAAGGACGCGTTACGCGAACCGGATACTGGCGTGATCACCGGCGATGCCATAGCCGGCTTCGTTCAGGAGCTGCTGGAGCGGCTCAACGAGACGCTCCCAAACTCCTGATGCTCGTATACCTGCTGCACGAATGCCCCGACCAGTTGGCGGCGGACATGCGGCGGGTATACGGGCTCGGCATATACGAGCTGGATCCGTTGGAAACGGCCGTGTTGGCCGTGCGCCTGCCGGCCGGCTCACTGATCTGGCAGAAACTCGACGTTCCCATGGCGTGGACGCTCGACCAGTATCTGGCGGCCGTGCGAATAGACCAGATGAACATGTGGATGTGGGGCAACAGCGACCCGAAGAAACGCGGGCCACGTCCCGAACCCCTGCCACGCCCCGGCAACGGGGCGACGGTGTCCGCGTCGAACCCATCCCAGACGGCCGACGCAGACACCGCGAAGGCGCGAACCATCAAGCCCATGGGCCTGACCCTCGACCAGCTCGAGGCGTTCATGAGAATTGACTTCACCGACAGGCCCGACGAGCTCGTCGTGCACCGCGAATAACCGAACAGAGAAAGGCATAGGACCATGGCCTACCAGCTCGCCCAGGCATACGTGCAGATCGTGCCCAGCATGAAGGGCGTGGGCAAGGCTATCGAAAGCGCGTTTGACGGTCCATCCAAATCGGTCGGCCAGAAAGCCGGAGACACCGCCGGAGGTGGCTTCTCCAGGGGATTCTCCGCGAAGCTCGGCATGATCAGCGGCATCGCCCAAAGCGTGGCCGGCACCGTCATTCAAGGCTTCGCCGGCCTGTCCAGCCAGATCGTCGAAGCCTCCGACTCCACCCAGAAATTCGCCAGCACCCTAGGCTTCGCCGGAGTCTCCGACGCCATCCCCGGCGCTTCCGGCAAACTCCAGCAGGCCATGCTCCAAAACGGCGCATACACCGGCAACTTCCGCGACGCGATGGCCAATGGAGAGATCACAGCCGACGAATTCAATCAGGCGCTCATGCAGCTCGGCATGAGCGACACCGCCATACAGGCCGCCACCAGCGCCAGCACCATGGAAGGCGCGATGGGCAACCTCGAAGCAAGCGCCGTCAAACTCGGCAGCACCATGCTCGACAGCGTCAAACCAGCGCTCATCGGATTCATCGGCTGGGCGTCCGACGGCATCAGCGCCGCAACGCCGGTCATCCAAGCCGGAATCCAAGGCGTCATCGGATGGATGCAGGACCTATGGAAGGCGCTCAACGACAACGGCGCAGTCACCGCGTTCAAGTCCGCTTGGAACGCGATCAGGAACGCCATCATGGGCGTCGTCAACATGGTCATCGACTGGAGAAAACTCGCCCCTCCCGACACCCTCGCCAACGCCATCAAACTCGTCGCCGACGCCCTGAACTGGTTCGTGCAGCATGGCAACACGCTCATACCCATCATCATCGGCATCGGCACCGCGTTCGCGGCGGTCAAAGGCTATCAGGCCCTCAACAACGGGCTCACCGCGCTGACCAACACCATGAACACCGTCACGACCGCCGCTCAGGGCGTCAGCAAAGGCGTCATGCTCATGATGGACATGGGAGGCCCCATCGCCGCCATCCAGCAGCTCACGGGCAAAATGAAACTCGCCCAGGCCGCGCAGGAAGCATGGAGCGCCGTCACCAAGACCGCCACCGCCGTGCAGGGCGCGTTCAACGCCGTCATGGCCGCCGCCGGCGGCCCCATCGTGTGGATAATCGGCCTCGTCGCCGCCATAGTCGCCGCATTGACATTGTTCTTCACCCAGACCGAGGTCGGCCGGCAATTATGGGCCGATTTCACCGGCTTCCTGCAGACAGCTTGGCAGAACATCACCGATTTCTTCCAGACCACGTGTCAGAACATCACGCAATGGTTCTCCAACGCGGCCGCGAACATTCAGAACGGATGGAACGCGCTGACCGCGTTCATCGGTTCGGTTCCCGGCAGGATACAGGCGTTCTTCGCAGGCATCGGCCAATGGTTCGCAAACAAGTTCAACGAGGTCCGCAACGGCATAGCCAACGGCTTCAATTCGGCGGTCTCGTTCATCGCCTCCATACCGGGCCGCATCCTCAGCGCGCTCGGCAATCTCGGAGGCCTGCTGTGGAACGCGGGCGCAAGCATCATGCAGGGCTTCCTCGACGGTCTGAAAAGCATCTGGCACAACATCACGAGCTTTGTGGGCAATATCGCCGGCTGGATCGCCGATCACAAGGGACCGCTCCCCTACGACCGCAGGCTGCTGATTCCCGCCGGCGAGGCGATCATGGGCGGTTTCCGTAAGAGCCTGAACGCCGGCTGGCGGCAGGTGCAGGCGGACATCATGGGCATGAACGTGGGACTTTCCAACGGGTTCGCGGCCCCGGGCTACGTGTATGGCGGCTCCGGCATGGACTACACGCCCAACACCGGTTCTGTGTCGAACGTGCATATCACGAACTACTATCCACAGGCCGACCCGTGGCCCCTGTCCACGAATGACAGTCTCGACAAAGTGACCGTAGGCATCTGAATGAGGAGGCGCATATGGCCGGTGTCGGCTACACGCTGAACGGCGTCGCCATAGATTCGCGGTACTGCCGGGTCACGCTCGGCGGCACCCTGTTCTCCGGCGTCTCCGTATCCCGCAGCAAGGTGTCCGCGCCGTTCCGGCATGGCACGATACCCTCGGGGGTGGCGCCGTCGTTCGAGGAGCGGTCGGTGACCCTCAAGGCGACCGCGTTCCATTCGGGCGCGATCGGCCACGACATGGGGCATGGCATGGATTCGAGCCGTCTGGCCCGCCTGTGCACGACGCCGTATCCGGTCCTGTCGCGCACGGTCAACGGTCAACCCCAGCAGGCGGTCGTGGAGCTCACCAGCCTCGAGGCGGACGACGGTGGCACCGTGCTGGACAGGCTCACTCCGTTCACGGCGGTGTTCGCCATGCCCCAGGTGTGGTGGCGAGACCCGAAAGCGTACGACCGTCCGGTCGCGGCGAACGGCACGGCGTTCCTGTGGCCCGCCGCGTGCCGGTGGGCGCAGCCGTACTGGACGCGCTGGAGCGGCGAGGCGAACAACAGCACCAGTCTCATGGCGGATTTCGTGACCATGTGGCTAGGCGAGCCGGATAATTCGCCGTCGCTGTTGGTCCCGTTGGCTGACGGTATCCCGGATGGCATGTTAGGTGATGCGCCCGTCAACGACCTGATCATACGGCTGCCCAAGGGCGTGAGCAGCGCGACCGTCACCGACCCCGCATCGAACACGGGAGTCATCTGGCAGGGTGCGGCCAACGCGGGCTCCTACACGTATCTGGACGTTGGCAACTGCCTCGCATGGCAGGCAACCGCAGACCACCAGTGGACGCAGGCTGGCACTGACGTGACCGGCGGCATGGATTACCCGGCCAACGGGCTGCTGCAATGCTGTCCGAACCCGGTGGACAACGGCTACCGGCTCACGTCAAAGCTCACCGGTTCGGCTGAGCCGCTGCTCGTGCACGCGCGCCGCGCATGGTGGTAGACCGTATTCCCCTTCTATGCAATTTCTCCGGCGTCATGCAATTTCCGCGCCGGTTTTTAACGTTTGGAGTCCACCATGGTCAAGACCTTGCATGCCCGTCTCGTCGCCTACCTGCCCAACGGAGGCAGGCTCGGCAACCTGCCCGCACCGCTCTCATGGGACGCGAGCATCGTCAACAACGACCTCGGAGCGCTCAAAGTCGCCTACAGCCGTCGCGCCATCGGCGGCGGAATCCTGAAACGCGGCCTCGAACAGGGGCTCGAAATCGGACTCGAAGTCAGCGACGGCGGAGCATGGAGCGAACCCTACAACTGCCGGTATCTGCTCATCGGCCGCTCACGCAACGCGGAGGACGTGAGCGATACGGTGACGCTCACCTGCCAAAGCATCGGCTGGCTGACCAACAAGATCCTGAACAACGACACCGCGCATCTCATCCAGGATGGGGATAACAAGGGCAAGCGCGCGTTTTTGTCGAAGAATCCGGGCACGATCCTGCGCACCATCCTCGATGAGAACAAGGCGCGCAAAGGGGCCGGATTGGTTCTCTCCCCCGGCTTCGACACCGGCAAGGACGCAGGCAACACCAACTGGAAGAGCATGTACACGCTCTACTACAGTCTCGGAACGAGCCTGAACAGCATGCTGTCGAGCATGGTGGGCGGCGGCGCGATTGACTGGCGTACCGAGGGCCGCACCCTCAGAATCTGGAACGCCGACAGCACGAATCTGAGCCGCGACCTGTCGGGCCGCGTGCACGTCAGCATGGCGCACGACGTGCTCGAGGCACCCGAAGAGGAAAGCATCGAAGACCTCTCCAGCGACATTCTCGTGGAGGGCGACAACGGGCTCATATTCCGAGAGTCGAATCCCGCGGCCCCGACCCCGTGGGGCGGTTGGGAATCCTATGTCTCGCAGGGCGGCGTGAGCGACGAGGCCACTGCCAAGTCGTTCATGCGGACCACCCTCGCCAGCAGCGCGAGGGTGCGCGGCCAGTACACGCGGTCGCTGCTCGTCACCAACGCGGACAGCCTGCCGCTGGTGGACTACAGGCCCGGCGACTGGATCACCGCGCCCACCGTCCAGCACGGAGAGAAGGTGCGAATCCAACAGGTCACCGTCAGCCTCGACTCCAACGGACTCAAGGCCTCGATTACCCTCAACGACAAGGTATACGACTCTCAGGTGCGGGCCGCGAAGAAGATCGCCGGCATCACCGGCGGCGCGCAACTGGCCGGCAGCGAGGGCGGGCGTCCCGCCCCCGAGAAGGACCATCGTGTGCCGAATGCTCCGACTGGTCTGGTGGTGCAGACCGACGCCTATATCTCCTCCCGTGGTACGGCTTTGGGTTTGGCTACCCTGCAGTGGGCCGCGGTCTCTCAGGCGACGGATGACACCGCCATCGACATTTCGGGCTACCGCGTGGAGTATCGCAAGAGCACGGCTGGTGCGCCGTGGGTTTCCGGTGGCGTGACGGACGCGCAGCGGCTCACGTTGGGCATCGGCGGTCTGGAATGCGGGCAACGCTATGAGTTCCGCGTGCGCGCGGTTCCCACGTATTCCGACCGGTTGGGTGACTGGTCGAACGTGGTCGTGGCTTTGGTGGCGTCGGACGTGACGCCGCCGAGCATCCCGTCCAAGCCGATACTCACCTCGAAATTGGGTGTGGTGGACGTGCAGTGGGACGGCAGGAACAATGCCGGCGGCGGCATGGAGCTGGACTTCGACCACGTGGAGGTCGGCATCAGCGACTCCAACGGGAACTGGAAATACCGGGATAGCGTGGCGCGTGACGGGCATTGCGTCGTCACCGGATTGGAGTATCGCGCCTACTGGTTCGCTTTGCGTTCGGTCGATCATTCGGGCAACAAGTCGGATTGGGGTGTGGGCGCGTCGATCACGGTCGCCAGCGCGGTGTCCCAGACCGACCTGGACAGGCTCGACAAGGATCTGCGGGACAACAAGACCGCCATCGACAACGCGAACAGGGAATTGTCCCAAGCCAAGCAGGATATCGCCGGCAATACGACGGCGATAGGCAACGCGAACAGGGAATTGGCTACGGCGAAGTCCGACCTGACGCAGGCGAAGCAGGACATCGCCAACAACACGACGGCCATCGGCAACGCGAACAAGCAGATCACGTCGAACAAGACGGCCATCGATAACGCGAACAGGGAACTGGACGCGGCTCAGGGCGACATCGCGCAGGCGAAGAAGGACATCACGCAGGCCAAGTCGGACGCGGCCAACGCGAAAAACGAAGCGGGCAAGGCCAGCGCGGCCATCGAGTCGGCGAAGTCCGACATCGCGAACGCCGCGTCGAAGGCCCAGTCCGCGTTGGACAAGGCCAATTCCGTGGGCAAATCGTTGGACGGTTTGCACAACGCGTACGAGGGTCCCGACGACCCGACCACGCTTTCCGGCGTGACCGTGCGTCAGGGTGATTTCTGGTACCGGACGCAGAAATACTGGACGCGGTGGAACGGAGCCAAGAACGGCAGCACGTCGCTCATGGCCGATTTTTATACCGGTTGGGATGGCGAGCCGAACAACAGCGCGAGCTGGCTGGTGCCGTTGTCCAGCCGTTTCATCGGCGTGTACGTCTTCGACGGTTCGCGGTGGAACGAGCGCAACATCGTGGCCGCGAACATTCTCGCTTCCGGCAGCGTGGTCGCCTCCAACATGGCGGCGAACAGCATCACGACGGAGAAGATCGTGGCCGGGGCCATCACCACGGACAAGGTGGCTGCGAACGCGATAGTCGCCGGCAAGATAGCCGCCGGAGCCATTTCGACTGACAAGCTGGCCGCTTTGGCGGTGACCGCCGACAAGCTGGCCGCCAATTCGGTGGTGGCCGGCAAGCTGGCGGCCAACGCGGTCAACGCGGACAACATCATCGCGAACGCGGTCACGACCGACAAGCTGTCCGCGTTGGCGGTCACGGCGGACAAGCTCGCCGCCAAGGCGGTCGTCGCGGGCAAGATCGCCGCGAACGCCGTCACCGCAGAGACGATAGCCGCGGGCGCGGTGGTGGCGGGCAAATTGGCGGCGAACTCGGTCAACGCGGACAACATCGTGTCCGGCGCGGTCACGGCGGACAAGCTCGCCGCGAACTCGGTCGACGCGTCGAAGATCGTGGCGCAGTCGATCACGGGCGACAGGATCGCGTCGAACACGATAGTGGCGCGCAACATCGCGGCCCAGTCGATAACGTCGGACAGGATCGCGGCCGGACAGTTCACCGGCTACGTGTTCACCGGCAGCATATTCCGCACCTCCGGCTCGAACCCGAAGGTCGAAATGACCTCCAGCGGCATTCACGCCACCGACTCCGCCGGCAAGGACATATTGCAGATCGGATACAACATAGAAACGGGGCTCGCAGTGGTAAACCCACTCACAAAACTACTGACACCGTTGAGCTGGCAGGCCTTCGCCGCACAGCCCGTCACGGCCAGAAGCGGATACGATACTGGAGAACTACGAAAGACCGGAGCAAGCGATGGAACCTACACATGGGTTGACACCGGTACCAAGGTGACATTCAACACGGGTTATACAGGCACTATCGCAGTCCTCATGTCATCGTGGCTGTTTACCTCCCTCGCCCTGATAGTGGATCCGAACGGATCCACTCTATCGGCGAACAGCTGGGCGCGTCTTTGCGTCGGATTGCAAATACTCGATGGCAACACAGAAGTCCACAGCTATAAAAACGACTGCATTGTCAATCATCTTGCCTCCCGCGCCGAAAGAGGTACTACAGGCAACCTCGACGTAAATGCTGCAACTCTCTCCACTGGTTTCAAGCAATCCTTGAACAAGAACAGCACATACACGGCGAAGATCTGGATCGGTTATTGCTGGAACTCCAAACTGACCGGCAACGGTACCACCGCGACCTTCCGCGCCAAGAATCCGTTTGTCCAGATAACCCCATGTGTCAACTGAAAGGAACAACACCATGTCCAAAAACACAACCGAAAGCCTCGTGCAGGCTGACATCAACGACGTGCTCGACAACATGACCACGCAGCTCGCCAATCAGGCGCGCCAGCTGGCCATCAGCCAGGCGCAGGCCACCGCATTGCAACGCGACGTCGCCACCCTGCAACGCAGGGTGCAGGAGCTCGAGGCCCAGCTGGCCGAAGCCAAGTAACCCGACACCGACAACCATTTTTTTCGAAAGCCACTCCGCACGGGGTGGCTTTTCTCGTGCCCAGAACAGAAAGGAGACGACATGACGTATCTGCGCAACCTCACGTATCCGCGAATGATGCTCGGCACCCCCACCAACAGCACGGTTTCCATGATCGCCGGCAACCAGAAGGGCGTCACCATAACCGCCCAGGAAGGCCGACAGGACTGCTTCGTCCAAATGTGGTTCAACACGCCACGGGACACGAGCCTCGTGTTCCAGACGGACATCTGGAACGTGGTCGGAGACCAGTCCACCGTGCGCAACGGCTACGTCCTCATCGCCGAGATAGACCCCTGGAATTCACTGTGCTCCGCCGCGTCTGCAGGCAGAACATCCCTCAAGTTCACGCCGACCAGGGACTTCATTATCCGGCTCGCCTGCCCCGATTCGGGCAGCGCCAACTTCACGCAGCCCCTGCTCATGACGGAAGCCGAATGGAACGAGCTGCACGCACTCGGCGAAGGCTACTTCGACGGCGACCTGGCAGATTCTAGTGGTGGTTGCAACACCTGAGGTTTGAGCGGCCTTCCATGGTCACGTT